CTCTAATGATAATTCAGGACATTTTAGAATTTACAATCAAACTGCCGGAGGATGGAAAAATATAATGCTAAACTTTTTTGATAATACTTGGAAACACGCAGTATTAACGGTAGAAAATAAATCAACAGTCAAGGCTTATGCTGATGGTGTTCTACAAAGTACTCATACTTTTGGTGGCAATCCGATGAACTCAAGTACTATAAATAGAATTGCTAAATATGGTCAGTCTGATATAAGATTTTTTGGTGGTAAAATTGACGAGATAGGTTTATTTAACAGTACATTAACGCAAAGCGAAATAACTGCAATTTATAATAGTGGCACTCCAAATGATTTAAGCGGTTATACTAGTTTAATAAATTGGTGGAGATTTGAGGAGGGAAGTGGAACAACAGCAACAGATAGTGGAAGTGGAGGAAATGACGGAACATTAACAAACGGAATAGCATATTCAAGTGATGTACCTTAATGTAACAGATAGATTATGAGGATTTTAATTTATTTTATATTAATAATATTCGTATCTTCGTGTAGTATACAGAAGAGGTTAGATAAATATTGTCCTTTATGTCCTACACATGATAGCACAGTAGTAATAACTAAATACAGGGATACAACAGTAATGTTGCCCGGTGAGACTATTTTTATAGAAGACAGCCTATACTGTGACAGTTTAGGTAACGTAATGTCTATAAGGCTAGCAGAACAGCAAGGAAAAATCTCGGCTTTAGAGTCTAGATTAAACAAAAACAAGTACAGAGTTATCTCTACAGTAGATACAGTTTACAAGTTAGTAAAAGGTAATACTATAATTAAAGAGAGAACCCAAATCAAAAGGCTACCAGCTAAAAAGATTAAGTACATTCCTTGGTGGGCTAATGCCTTATCAGTATTTGGAGGATTGTTTCTTTTAATATTGATAATTTACATTATGTATAAACTTATAAAAAATAAAATATTGTGAAATCCCACACGTTAGCTATAACAATTGCACTAGGAGCAATAATAGCACCAGCAAAACCAATGATATACATCGCATTACTAGCGATATTTTTAGACACCGCATTTGGAATATGGAAGTCAGTCAAATTAAAAGGTTGGAAGTCCATTAAAAGTAGAAGACTATCTGTCTCTATATCTAAATCATTATTATATTCTGGGGCTATTCTCTTTGCTTTTTTTATTGAAAAGTATATTGCGGCAGATTTGTTACAGCTAATTGTAGGGGTTGATCTTTTATTAACTAAGGTTGTTACATTGTTCTGTATTATTACAGAAGTAAAAAGTATTAATGAATCTTACGAAGACGTTACAGGAATAAATATTTGGACTAAGTTTAAGAAAATGGTCGTAAGGGCTAAAGATGAAGTTGGTGAAATAAAAGACTAATCATGAGTCTTGTTCAATTTTTTTGGATTTGTGCTTTAGTATATGCATCAATTTTAATCTCTTTTTTAATTATAATTGGAATGGATTCTAACGACAAAAAAGATAAATAATGGTAAGAGCGTACACAGATAAAGAATTACTAGATAAAGTTCAGACTTTAGACAGCTTTAAGGATTTCCCAAAAGGTTATTGGATATTAGCTGTCCGAAGCAAGGCTGATAAGCCAAATAAATTTGATGATAAGTTTTATATTTACAAAGGAACTGATTTTATTACTGTTACAACAGGAACAACAAACCCTGGAACAAGTATACTAAGAGGAGGATTCAAAAGATACAATAAGGTAGGAGCTGCTGTAGTTAAATCTCAAGAGTGGTATTATGATATTTATAAGTATGGATTACATAATCGTAAAATGCCAGCTTTAAGACAAAGAAGTAGTAAACCGATCCTGTATTATCGTGATGGAGATATGGATGGTAAGAGCGAGGAAAAAGGAAAACTTGAAAGTGGAGTAATTTATACTAATTTTCATGGATCTACTTACAGCAGGGGTTCTTTACTAGAGCGTGATAATATAAATGGTTGGTCTGCTGGATGCCTTGTATGTAACAAGAATAAAGATTACGAAAAGATAATAGATTTGCTTAAGAATAGCGGTCAAAAATATTTTAGTGTTTGCTTGATAAAGGAGTTTTAGTATGAAAAGAGGTAGAGTTGGTAGAAAGAAAGGGGCTAGCAAAAGAAATAGACTTGCTGGAACTAAGCGAGGTAAAAGTAAATCCGCTAGAAGATTACAGAGGTGTAAAAAATGTAGAGAAAAAAAGAAAAAATACGATACTAAATATCACAAAAGCCGTAAAAGAAGAAAATATAGAGCATTATTGCAGCGTATAAATAGAAAGAAAGGTACGCATGGTAATTTAGATGGAAAAGACGTTGCTCATCAAAGCAGGACAAGAACTAAAATGCAAAAACAGTCTAAAAATAGAGCTGACAAGAAAAATAATCATTTTGCATAATTAATCCATAGAAACATCAATTTTACAATTGATTTGTTTAAATTTTTCATTTATCTTTTTAAGAATGAGAAGGCCGTGAGGCCCTCTCCCTTCTTCAGATTGTTCAATTACAGATGGTTTAACCCCTACTCTTTTAGCAAAGGGTTCAACGTGTAATTTGAGGTACTGGACTCTAATCATCATAATCATTTCGCCAATATCCTCAGGATCAAAATCTACTAAGTAGCTTTCCATGTTAGAATGGTAAATCATCACTAACTGTTTCTACAGCAGCTTTCTTTTTAGTAGTTTTCTTTTTAGTTGTAGTTTGATTTTCATCAAAATCATTAGAAATTGCATCCTTTTTTGTAATAGTACGCATAGAAACAAAATTAATTTCCTTTGTTTCTCTTTCTTCTCCTTCTTTAGAAGTCCATTTACGAGTTTTTAGACTTCCTTCTATGTAAAGAACGTCTCCTTTACTTACTTTTGATGCACGTTCAACTATCGAAGGTATACCACTAGAACATCTATGCCATTCTGTGATATTTACCCACTCGCCATCTTTTTTATAGCCTTCTGACGTTGCTATTGAGGATATTGGCGAAATGATTATG